TGTTTACACTGAGACTAATAATCATGCAGCAGGTGCAGTTGGTTCATACAGTAAACAGTATAGACTAGGCGCTTCAGCTCCGATCTCTGCTCTTGGCTCATTCAGTATGACCCCAAGCACTAACAACGGTGCAGTTATCAATAACATATCTGCCTCTGTCGTTTACACTGCTGACCCTTGTGTGGTTAATCCTCTTTCATCAACTAGCTGTGCTGGTTATCAGCAAGCATACACGGAACAACAATGTGCTAGCAATCCTCTGTATTCTACTCAGTGTGCTGGTTACGCTGCTGCTTATCTCACACAGCAGTGTAACGCAAACCAACTCTACTCACCAAGCTGTCCAGGCTACGCATCAGCGTATTTAACTTATCAATGCAATGCTAACCCATTATACTCAACGACTTGTGTCGGTTATGAACAGGCTTATCTTGATCAACAATGCGGAATTTCGCCGTTGTATAGTCAATCCTGCAGTGGCTACAGTAGTGCTTATCACAATCAGCAATGTAGTCTTGATCCTCTTTATGCTACTACGTGCTTAGGATACTCAAATGCGTACCACAATCAACAATGCACAGCGAATCCATTATATGCAACTACTTGTACTGGATATGCAGAAGCGTATCTTACACAACAGTGTTCAATCAATCCACTACACTCAACGACTTGTGCTGGCTATGCTTCAGCTTACCTCAGTCAGCAGTGCTCGTTAAATGGATTGTACGATAGAGCATGTCCTAACTATGCAGAAGCATATGCAAAGAAGATGTTGTTGGAAAAACAAGGTACTGCTTCTATTATAGCAACTGCTGGCGTTATTGCTCAGACTGCTCCAGTAGCTACAACTACTGAAGGTACTGTCACGACAACTCCATCGTCAACAGGTAGTGCCACAGTAGACAAGGCTATCAGTTCAACAACTACAACAGCTAACTCAGCTGCAGCACCAGCTGCTCCTGTACAGCTAGTCGCACCTCCTCCACCTCCAGCTGCACCACAGGCGCAACAAGAGAAGAAACCAGAAGGTAAACCAGAGGCTGGTCCACAACCTCAAATGGCACAGGGTGTTCAAGGTGGTGGTGAAAAACCACAACCATCTGCTCGTCAGCAGTTGGCTGAACGTAGAGCAGAAGCTGCTAAGAAAGATGCAGTAGAAAAAGGTAAGAACCTCGCTAATGAAATGGGTAAGGCTGCTGACATGGAATCTCAGAAGCAGATCCAGAACGTAGTTATCCAAGCGATGGGTTTTACTCCAGGGTTTGATGCGTATGGCAAAACAACAGTACCTGATGGTGTTGGGTACAAGCCATTCACTGTTTATAATAATCAAAAGACTATCGACAACCGTGCAAACCAAAGAATGTTCGGTGGTGCAGAAGTTAAGCACCAAGAGATGGTTGATTCACAATACAACTTAGGAAAATAAGATGGCAGAAGAAATCAAAGACGTCAACGCAAAGATTGACGAAGCAGAAGCAGCAGTAAAGAAGTATGCTAGTAAGGATACAGTTATCAGCATCGGTGGGTATGAGTTTACACCTGCCAAGCTAATGGTTGCATTTACTCTAGTGTCTTCAATTCTTGGTGGTCTATACGGCACGTTCGAAGTCTACAAAGACTATCAGAGCATGAAGAAAAAGATTACCGAATACGTGGCTCCAGACCTGTCTGTGTTCGACAAGCGTTTAGCTGTAGTGGAAGAGAACAGCCAGAAGTCTGCAGACTACACACGTGACATCAAGACAGATCTTAAGAATGACATTCGTCGTTTGGAAGGTGTTGTTGAGCAAGTAGAACGTAGCAGCAAACAATCTGCACGTGAAGCAAGTGATGCACAAAAAGAAGGTGAAAAGGAAATGCGTCAAATTCGCAAAGAAATAGATAGTAAGATCCAAAAAGCATTGGACAATCCGTTAGCCAAATAATAATTATAATAAAAGGATATAACATGTCAGTGATAGATTCAGTATTAAACATGGTGAGCCGTCAGCCTAAAGACGAGAGTGCACCTAAGCCACCAGTTGGCTCTCGTTCTGAGCGTGAAGCAAAGATTAAAGACAAAGCTGGTATGGTGATTAACGTATTCGCCCTGTTGTTAGCAGTTAATGCTTACTTCGGTGGTTCATACTCTAGCACCATCTTAGGCAATACCATCAAAGCAGGTAGCGAGTGGAACTACTACCAAGCCAAGAGCATTAAAAAGACTGCAGCAGAGTATGCCCTTCATGACGCCCAGATTCGTGGTGACAAGAAGTACGCTGAAGAACTCCAAGCAAAAATCACACGTTATGAAACAGAACCAAAAGACGGTATGAAAGACATCCGTGCTCGTGCTGAGAAGCTAGAAGCAGAAAGAGATGCCGCAAAACTACGTAGCCCTTGGATGAGCTATGCTAGTACTGCATACCAACTAGCAATCGTTTTACTATCAGCATCTATTCTTGCTGTTAGCATGCCATTGTTCTGGGGTAGTTTCGGTGTGTGTGCCATCGGTGTAGTACTGATGTCACAAGGTTTATGGCTTTGGTTCTAAAGGAGAGCAAGATGGCAGAAGAAGTTAAAAAAGACGAAGACTGGATGCAGAAGAAGTGGCGTCCAGCCATGGGTTGGATGTACATGATCGTGTGTATGTGCGACATGGTTATTTTCCCAGTACTATGGAGCATTCTACAGACTCTACAACACCAAACAATCACACAGTGGAATCCTCTGACGCTACAAGGCGCTGGTTTGTTTCACTTGGCAATGGGTGCAGTACTAGGTATCGCAGCGTTTGGTCGTACACAAGAGAAAGTGGCAGGAGCAGCAGCTAACGTAGCGCCAGCCCCTGTTCCAACTCCAGTAGCAGTAGCTCCAACTCCAATGGCTCCACGTCCGATGCCAATGCCAGTTGCTGCTCCAGCACCGATGTTAGAGCCAGACGATCCTCCGACTCGAAACACACGTAACGACTAAAGTAATCCTTTAGTATTACCTCTAGACCCCTGTTTTCACAGGGGTTTTTTCTTGTCAAAAGTTGTTGTCTTTAATTGCAGTCTGGGGTATAATAGACGTATGAAAAGTGAAAAAGGAGTTGCAATGAAGGGTTCTATTCGTGCTTTGGTAGGTTTCTTGGTAGTCTACGGTGCTGTCGGCACGTTGGACGCTGACCCACAAGCTAGCATTCTCGCTATGGGTGCTCTTGCAACTGCTGGACTGGCGCTGATGGCGTCTGGTGTAATGGCAATGGAGAAAAGATGAGTAAGATGGCTGAACTATCAGCGCAAATTGATGAGATGGTTGAACAAGGAATGTCAGCCAAATTCATCGTAGCGACTTTGGGTGTACCATACGAATGGGCACTTCAAGCGATTGAAGAACGAGAGTGTCTCGAGATTGAAAAACAGTATCACATGATGGGAAATAATGACAATTGAAACCGAAATTTTGGATATCACACAAGAAGAATGTGCTGAAGTTATCCAAGCAATTAGCAAAATTCGCCGATTCGGATGGTTGAGTAAACATCCTGCATCCAATCAAACAAACCGACAACATCTGGAAGAAGAAGTTGGTGACTTGGTATGTATGTTTGACTTGATGCGAGAAAGTGGTATGATTGATTGGGCTGAGGTTATTGAACACTCAGATAATAAACGTGAGAAATTGAAAAAGTGGAGTAATATAAAATGACACGCTGGATTGAAAATGTGAGCCGTGATGCTATCCGAAATGGAATCCACTTTGATGCTGGTCCAAACGCTATGCTCATTCAGATTGGTGACCCTGCCAGCACATTCCCAATTCCTAAATACAATTTCAAAGTTGTGAGCCAGTTCGAGTTTCTCGACGCTGAGGATGGGGATCGTTTCCCAGAGGAATGTCTCATCAGCGATGACCAAGCACGACAGATCGTGAATCTGTTGCAGATGGCTCTGGATCAAAGCATGAACGTGGTTGTCCACTGTCACGCTGGTATCTGCCGTAGTGGTGCAGTGGTTGAAGTAGCAACCATGATGGGCTTTACCGCAACTGAGCGTCTCCGCATTCCAAACATGCGAGTGAAGCACAAGATGATGAAGGTTCTCGGATTGACTTATGATTCTGACGAGAAGACTACACCAGTAAATGGCTATGTCAGTACTGGTGGAATTGTTATGCCAATGGGAGAGTGGGAATGAGTGATAAGGTGAAAATGTGGGAGTTGGGTGTCATGATTCATGGCTACCGACTCAAACAAACTTGTTCGGCTTGTCCAGAGCAGTACGATGTGTTTGACGATCTTGGTCAGCAAGTAGCATATTTCCGTCTACGCCATGGTGGGTTCTACGCTGCAGTACCAGACGTTGGTGGTGAAATAGTGTATGAAGCGAATCCAGAAGGTGATGGTATCTTCTGCGACCACGAGCGAGTTAAGTATTTGACAGAAGCCATTCTGGCAGTGCAAGAATACTACATCAACCGTAAGTGGGACAAGAGTGGTTGGGATAACGATGGAGAATTCCTTTGATTCGTATTGAAAACCTAACTGAGTATCAAGTGGAAATGCTTGATCACATGTGGAGTCTAGACACTTACGAAGAGTATTCTGAGTGGATGGACTTACTGGACGACGACGATCGTAAGTTGGCAGAGAGCCTGCAACAAATGATCATCATGGAAGAAATGGAACCGATGCTTGTAAATTGCATCGAAGCTAAAGAGGTATTAAGTAAATTTGCTTTGTAAGAGAACGAGATGTATAATAAGAAAACACTGAAACGAAGAAATCCGATTGCAAAGGATTTGCGCACTCCCAAGTATCGTATGCGTACTGTGGAGTCGAAGGTTCAGTACATCCGTAACCCAAAGCACAAGAAGGACATATATGAGTCTTAATTATGAAGCTCAATTTGGTCGTGGTGGTCTGTTGAAGACTATTACAGTCAAAGAGCACACGTATGATTTGGTGGAGTTCACAGTCAAGAGCAAACTTACCGACGAATTAACTGGTGAGATTATTATTGATAGTGGACATACATCATTTTTCAGCACCAAAGAGTTCAAAGACTTCTTTGGTCCAATTGTTAATGATTTGAAAGTGAGAATTGAAAATGAATCTAGCAACGGATAACCAACTACAATCCCATGTCCTCAACACTCTGCGCACTAACGAACACGGCGTTCGTGTCACCTTCACCAAAAAAGATGGCACAAACCGAGAAATGCTCTGCACTCTTGCAGAAGGGAAAATCCCAGCTGACAAGCAACCAAAGACCGAAACAACTAGCGAGACTTCTGGATCCGCTGTACGTGTCTTTGACCTTGAGAAGTCAGAATGGCGATCTTTCCGATGGGACTCAGTAACTAAGGTAGAATGATTATGACAAGTATTATTAAGAGTTTTGGTGTTTTGACTGGTGTAATTATCGTCATCGCACTTGTAGTTTTGATGCCATTTGCCTATATCTGGGCAGTGAACACTCTGTTCGGTTTGACAATTGAAACATCTTTCGAGACTTGGTGTGCTGTTATCATACTCCAAATGTTTTTCCACAACAATATATCAATTAAAGGTAAATAATGAATTACGCCTTAACCCCTGACCAAAAGAAAACACTCCAAGGTGCTATCCAAGAAATTAGTAACTCTATGGTTCGTACTGAAGCTGAACGAGATCTAATTAAAGAAATCGTTAAAGAACAATCTAGCACACTGCAAATTCCTAAGAAGATTATTGCTAAGATTGCAAAGACTTATCACCGTCAAAACCTGACACAAGAGGTTGCAGACCACGAGGACTTCGTAGAGCTATACGAGAAGGTTGTTAAGTAACCCTCAACTGTGTAGGGTTATTCCAGATAATTGTTGCCTTTTATCACATTCTGGTGTATAATATATTATAATTTGGAGGAATAATCCTATGGCAGTAACAGCAAAGAAACGAGCAAAGGCTCACGCTATCATGAACAAAACGGTAGACGAACCAATGCTCGATCAAGACAAGTATGTCGTCTCTATCACTACAGCGTTGCAGTGGTACACGATGAATACTGATGAAAAGAAACGTCGTCGATTCGCTATCGAGTATTTCGCAAAGCAAGGTAAGAAGGCTGAAGTTCTTGCAATTGACAAAGCCAGCGATTTTGATGTTCGTCAGCTAGGCATTCTCTGTCGCCTTATCACCAATGGTAACACTCTAAGTGATCAACACATGGAACGAATTGATTCCATGATAGGCGAAATCATGCGTAAAGCTGGTAAACCCACCAAAGCAAAAGCAGTCGATGCACCAGTCGTGGCTCAACCTTCGATTCAAGATCGTATGGACGAGAAAGCCCACGAATTGGCTGGTGAGATCGAAGGTGCTTTGGATGAGTTTGTTCTCAATAAATCAACTGAGTTCTCCACGAAGAATTATCTTCTGGCGAATGAAGTGTCTGCTCCCATCGCTAAACGCATCGGTGACTTCTTTGTGAATCGTTCAAAAGAATTGCACGAAGCCTTGGAAGGTTCTGACGCACAACTCAAAGAAGGTTACTCCAATTTCACCAAGCGTGAGTTGAAGAAATTCGCTGAGTTCATGGACACTATCATTGGTGATTGTACACAACAAGTGCAGACTGCCAAAGCATCTCGTGCTCCACGTAAGCGTAAGGCTGCATCACCAACCAAGTTGGTATCCAAAATGAAGTTCATGCGAGAGTTCGCTGACTTAAAACTCAAATCATGTAAACCAGAAGACATCATCGGTTCAACCGAGTTGTGGGTATACAATACGAAATACCGTAAGGTTCAAGTTTATCGTGCCGAGAGTTCTCTGTCAGTTAAGGGTACGTCTGTGCTTGGGTTCGATGTTAAGACATCTCAGTCCATGACACTGCGTAAACCTGAAGACTTCTTCAAAGGTCTTTCTATGGGTAAGCGTGCATTGAATGGTGCACTAAAGAAACTAACCACCAAGCCAACGTCGCCGAATGGTCGTATTAACGAAGAATGTATTTTGCTTGGAGCATTTTAATGATATTGGTAGATTATAGTCAGGTATCACTGGCTGCGATTCTAACTTTCCAACGAGAGTTGAAAGGTAATGAAGCTGAGGTGAAGAATCTGATTCGTCACGTAACCTTGTCCACGATTAAATCGTACAAGAAGAAATACGGCAAAGAGTTCGGACAGGTAGTCATCTGTTGCGATGGTCGTAAGTACTGGCGTAAAGAAGTGTTTGAACACTACAAAGCTAGTCGCAAGAAGAATCGTGACGCCTCTGACTTGGATTGGAAATTGATTTTCGATACACTGTCAGAAATGCGAGAGGACTTGGCTAAGTATTTCCCATACAAAGTTGTTCACGTAGATCGTGCAGAAGCAGACGATGTTATCGCAGTCTTGACCAAGTGGGCTCAAGACAATGAACTGACTCAGGTTGGTTTAGTCGAAGAAGCACAGAAGGTTCTGATTCTTTCGTCCGACAAAGACTTCAAACAACTACAGTTGAAGTGGGATGTTAAGCAATGGTCACCGATGCAGAAGAAGTATGTGACTGCATCTAAGTCTGAAATTGTAGACTGGATGATTGAGCACATTGCCAAAGGTGACTCTGGTGACGGTATTCCTAACATTCTGTCAGCCGATGACGTGTTTGTTAAGGGTGAGCGCCAGAAGGTTATGTCTGGCAAACGACTGGACGAATTCTTAGACAAAGGTGTTGATGCATGTCGCACCGATGACGAACGTCGTAATTGGGATCGTAACAAACGTCTTGTTGACTTTGCTTACATTCCAGAGGATGTAGAGAAAGAGATCGTTGATACATACCTAAGTAGTAAACCGAATGGCGATAAGATGACCATTATGAACTATCTTATCGCAAACAAATGCAGATTACTGCTTGACGAACTAGAGGATTTTTAATGAAGAAATATCTAACTGAGATGCTGAAGGAGATCAATGAGGATCCCAAAGCTATTGAGAAATATAAGAGCGAGTTCTTGCTGAAGGTTATCTTCGCACACAACTTCTTACCGAACTACAAGATGCTATTGCCAGAAGGCGAGCCACCATTCAAACGTGCAGACCAACCAGTTGGTATGACTGACACGAACTTGTTTGTTGAAGCCAAGCGTATGTACGTCTTCATTCGTAGTGACTTGAAGCCTATCAAACGTGAAGCGTTGTTCGTTGGTTTACTTGAAGGTATCCACCCAAGCGAAGCTGAAGTGTTGATTGCAGTTAAAGACCAACAACTCCAGAAGATGTACCCAAAGATCACTTGGAAACTTGTATCTGATGCAGGAATCATTCCTCCACCAGAGAAGAAGGAAAAGAAAGAAGCAAAAACTGCTTGACATTTAACCCTTTTTAGGGTATAATTTATATTATGGAAAAGCCTACTCTTGAATTCTTTGCAACTCTTGGTCAATATGTATACCAATACATCGACCAAGATGGTAAACCTTACTACACTGGTAAGGGAAATGGAGATCGTTGTTATGCTCACGTGGCTGACAAAGGTTTCGATCCCGAACAGTGTTATATCGTGGCAAAGAATCTAGAGAAGTTTGAAGACAAGAAAGACTGGCAGTCTTTTCTACTTGAGTCTTATTTGATAGCAACCCAAAATCCAGATGGCAACAGTGTGTCTGGTCACTACAAGGAGTGTTTTACTATGGCGTCATTGTCCTCTATGTTTTCTGATCACCAGTCTGATCAGTACGACATGTTTGAATCCCTTCCCAGTTGGTACATTGAGAATTACGACACATTCCGTGGACGTCTTCGAGAAGTCAACGTGAATGCAACCACAGCTTACTTCTTGAGTAATGCTCGTCGTAAGATGTACATGATGTGGTGGTGGACTCCATCTTCTACGGATCCGATCAAGGTTACATTCGAGATCAACGCTAAAGGCGAAGAACTTGATGCGATCATGAAGACTTTAAAGACATGGTTGAAGGGTGAAGGATATCCGAAGACTCACGCTGATGGTAAAGACCAAAAGTTGGCAGTGTTCTGTGCAACCGTAGAAGATGTCATTGAGTTGTTTAAAGAATTCATGGCTTAATTGAGGAAAATATACTATGCCTAATTGGTGCGACAATCGAATGACTCTTCGCAACGATGATGTTGCTAAGATTGATGCTCTTGAGGTTGAGTTGTCCAAGAAAAACGACGAAGGTCGTTCTACGGCTGAACCATTTAATCACTTACGTCCCCAACCTGAAGGTGTTGGTGACGATTGGTACAACTGGAATTGCAGCAATTGGGGCACGAAGTGGGATGCTGACATCATCGACTGGGAGCGTACTGATGCAAACGAGATTACTTTCTGCTGTAACACGGCTTGGAGTCCACCAATTGCATTGTATGAACACCTGACTGAAGAAGGTTGGATTGTTGATGCTGTTTACCACGAATGTGGTATGTGTTTTGCTGGTACTTATACTAGCGAGAACGGCGATGACTGCTACGAATACGATGTGTCAGACCAGAACACTATTGACGATCTACCAACAGAAATTCAAGAATTCGCTGGTCTAGAAGACGCTCATGATATGTGGAAAGATAATGCTATCAATGATTATCTGGAAGACTTGGTGCGCACTGAGTGGCTCTCTAAAAAGGTCAAACCAGTTCATATTGGTCGTTATGAAGTAACCACTAAAGCGTGGGACTTTCCACAGTTCTGCGAATGGACTGGTGAAAAGTGGCAGCGTTGGAGTGGTGATGAGATTAAAGTTGAGAAGTGGCGTGGTCTGTCTGAAGAGTTTAC